GTTAGGGCGCATTCCGCGCTTCCTGTATGACAACTTTTGAACCGTCCTTCCCATAATCCATGGCAGCACCTACCAAAGGAAACCGCACGCAGGCCGAACTTGCCGACCTGGCGGGCGTTACCACGCGATCAATCCGCGAATGGGAGAAGGAAGGCGTAAACGTTTACGACCTCACGGCGCTCATGGCGCGGGCTTCCAAGATCCAAGAGAAGAAGAATGAATCGGAGGACTTGGCTGGCGTCAAATTACGGAAGCTCAAAGCGGAGGCCGACCTAAAAGAACACGAGCTTGAAGTCGAACGCGGATTGTTCGTCTCGCAGGAGTCGCAGCGCGCAGATGGCCAGAAGCTCGGCCTCGTCCTTCAGGGAATGATGCTCAAGATGGCAGGCGACTTGACTCCGGTCTTAGCTGGCCGGCCAGCTGGTGAGGTGAAGAAAGCCATCGACAAATACGCCCGCGAGAAGCTGACGGAGCTTTCCCAATATGCGCCCGACACCTTACCTTGACGGATTCCGGGTAGGTGTTCGCCCGCCGCCTGAGATGCCCTTGCGCGAGTGGGTATCTGAGAACGTCTACCTGCCCAACTCACCGGAAGGAGCGCGTTATTCGCTCGACGCTGTCCCGGCTCACGGCGCGATCTTCGACTGGATCGAGGATTCCGAGGTGCGGGAGATTGCGTTGATTGCCTGCGTTGGATTCGGCAAGACGGCCATACTTGAAAGCTGGTGCACACGCATCGTCGCCGTTGAACCTGGAGACACGCTCGTCATCGGGCAGACGACGGACATGGTGAAGGATTGGATGGAAAGCCGCATGAGGAAAGTGTGGCAGACATCGCCGTTGACCCGCGACTACATCCCAACCGGGCCGGAGCGATCCAACTGGAAGAAGGACTCGGTGATTTTCCGGCACATGAACTTCTTTGCAGGCGCTGCCAACGTGACCGACTTGCAAGAGAAGTCCATGGTCAACACCGCTGGCGACGAGTGCTGGCGATGGGATGATGGGATGATCGGCTTCTTGCTGAAGCGTCACCACGGACGATGGAACCGCAAGAACCTGCTGATGTCCCAGGGCGGCAACGAGGGGACCGAGTGGCATAAGCACGCGAAGGACGGCAAGTGGCATGAGCTAGAACATCTTTGCCCGCACTGCTCAACCGGTCACGTTTTTGACTGGAAGAATTTCCAATACGAGACAATCCGCGACGGCAACGAGGAACTGGATTGGCCCGCCATCTTCGCCACCGTCCGCTTGAAATGCCCACATTGCGGGACTGAGTTTGAGGATACGGAATACAACCGGCGGCAGTGGGCAAAGTGCCGTCCGGTGTGGGACGAAGGGCGGTTTATGCCAGAGCGAATGACGCTGAGGGCTACGTTCATGACCGTCTGGCGTTACCGGTGGAGCGACATCGTAAAGGAATGGATCGTCGCCAACGAGGAGAAGAAAAACGGGCAGCTCGAGAAGCTGGAGCAGATCATCACGCAGCGTTTCGCGTCGTTCTGGTCGCCGCCGTCTGATACACCCAGGTTGACCGACACTGGCGATCCGTATTCCAAGAACGAGTTCCACGAAGGCGCGAAATGGGACTTGGAGGACTTCCGGTTTATGACCGTGGACAACCAGAAGGGCCACCGATGGGTCGGGATCCGCGCTTGGAAGATTGGCGGGCAATCGCGGCTACTTTGGGAGGGACGCGTCGAGACATGGGACAACGTGCGATACCTGCAAGAGCGTTTCGGCGTCGAGAACCGATGCGTTTTCGTGGACTGCGGATACCAGCAGGAGGAAGTCGCCAACGAGGCGATGCGATCCGCGACGCCCAACGACCCGAAGCCGTGGAACCTTACAAAGGGCGCCGACGTTGACGGCTACATCAAGCGTTACGGTGAAAAGAAATATCGCCGGATCTTCGGGGACTACATCAACTGCATTTCGTCCGCTGGTCAGGCTTACCAGATCATTCCGTTTTCCAACCTGCTGGCGAAAGATCGACTCACGGCGTTGATGGGAAGCGGCAGCTTCGGAGTGCCTGTTGATGCCTCGAAAAACTACCACAGCCAGATGCAGAACGAGCAAAAGCGCGAGGTGAAACCGGGCTTGTGGCGCTGGGAGCTTGTAAAACAGCACGCACCGAATCACTTGTGGGACGTCGAGGTGATTGGCGTCGTCGCCGCGTGCATCTTCAAGGTTCTTGTCGCGATGGAAGAGGTGAAGTGACCTGTCAAAATTGACACGCCCGCCAAGTAATGGCTGGAAGCGCGTTACAGGCAGCACAAGACCTTTACGACTACGCGCGGGGGGACGCTCTTCGGATTGCGGAGATCGAAACCGCGCTTTCGTCGGCAGTTTCGTCGGGTCTTTTGACAAAGGGCGGGACCGACAACGTGACGAGCGCGAGCAAGAACAACGTTTCGATGCAGAAGACCGTCGGACTGCCGGAACAGCACCGAATCACGGCGATGCGGATGGCGCTCAACGGGATTTCAGCGAACACGCGACCGAGCAATCGAACCTTCCCGCGATACTAATTTATGGCCATCCTCGACCAATACGGCAGTCCGTTTGCGAACCAATACGGCCACGTCGTCGCACGCGGCGCGGCTCGCCACACCGGAATGCGACCATGGGAACCGGTCAAGCTCCAGGACATCGGCAAGCTTGTCCCGTCAATCGACCGTCAAACGCTGGTTTCCGCGTCTCGTCGCCTTTATTTGAATCAGCCGATCCTTTCCGGCGCGGTCGAACAAAAGTCGATGTATTCCATCGGCAAAGCGTGGGCACCTAAGTTTACAGGCGAAGACAAAGCTTTTGGAGACGCTGCGACCGCGTGGTTGACGGAGATTTTCTACCCTCTCTGCGACCTTCGCGGGCCGGTTTTTGACTTCAAGACGGAGCTTTATTTACTCTCCGATGCCATCGACCGCGACGGCGAAGCGTTCATCGTTCTGACCGAAACCAAGGAAGGATTCCCCCGAATCCAGCACATTCCCTGCCATCGCGTCGGATCGCCAAACAAGATCCAAGACGGGCCGATTAAAGAGGGTCCATACCGGAATGCGCGACTGACAGATGGAATCGTTTACAACCGCGTCGGGACTCCAATTGCCTTTGCCTATCTCGACGAGGATTTAAACCTCATTCAATGGGTTTCCTTCCGTGATGCCATCCACGTTTACGATCCATCGTGGCAAGAGCAAGGGCGCGGACTTCCGGCGTTTACTCCGTCGCTCAACATGCTTCGGGACGCGATGCAATCGCACGACCTCGAAACGATGGCGCAGGCGATGCTTTCGGGTCGCGTATTCATCGAGTGGAACGAAACCGGCGCGCCCGACACCGGAGATCCGGCATTCGCGCTGACGGGAGCGGTTAGCAGCGGAGGGCAAAACCCAGGCGTCCAAGTTGAGAACATCAACGGACCCATGAACACCTACTACCGCGCAAACAGCGGGAGCAAGCTGGAGACGTTCCACAATCCGCGACCCGGCGAGGCGTGGGAGAACTTCCAAGACCGGATCATCCGTGGCGCATTGGCCGGCGTGAACTGGCCCTACGCAATGGTATGGAAAGCCAGCGGGCAAGGCACGGCGGAACGTCACGAAATCGCCAAAGCTCAACGCGCAATCGAGGACCGGCAATCGCTCCTCATGCGTCCCGCTCTCGCGATTGTTTCATGGGCGGTTGCCAAAGCTCAAAAGCTCGGAGTCCTGCCGCAGTCGCCGGAATGGTATAAGTGGGGCTTCACGATGCCTCGCAAGTTGACCATCGACGATGGCCGGATGTCGAAAGAGCAGATCGAGGGATGGCGGGCCGGATACGTCAACCATGAGGACATCCTTGGCGACTACGGCAAGACACTTGAGGAGCATTACGACGCCCGCGCCCGCGAAATCTACCTGCGCAAGAAAGCTGCGGAAAAATGGAGCATCGACGGCGTCGAAATCGAGGACCGCGAGATGTCCATGCTTACACCTAACGAACAAAGCGCGGATCAAATGGAAGCATCCGGCAAAAAACCAACCACTGAAGACGATGGAAATTCTGACGATTGAAAACAAGGCGGGCAAGGTCCGCTTGAACGAGTCCGTGAATCCCGACTCAATGACCCGGTTAATCGACGAGATCGGACTGGTATTCGGCGCGAAGGCAGCGGCAAACGGTGCAGACTTCGGCGAGATCACCAACTGCATCGAAAATGCCGCCGATACGCTGGATCTGGAGATTCACAGTCCCGGCGGAAGCGTGCTGGACGGATACAAGCTCTACCACGCACTTCTTGAGCTTCGCGGGCGCGGGGTTTTTGTCACCGCTACGATCAACAGCCTGGCCGCAAGTATGGCATCCGTGATCGCGATGGGCGCGGACAAGATCCGCATGGTCAAAGGCGGGCGCATGATGATCCATGAAGCGTCCAACGTCGTGGCTGGCAACGCCGAGGACATGGCGCGGGCTGCAAAGCTACTCGACGAGATCAGCGGCGAGATTGCCGACATCTACGCAAGCAAGACCGGCGGAGACTCTGAAGAAATC